CAAAACTTCCTGCCCCAATTCGGCAAAGTATTGGACGATGTTGTAGGTGAAGCTGTCGTAATTATCAATGAATAAAAGCATTTTGAATCTAACTTACTGTAAATTAAGGAATATTTGTTATTACCGCCTGAATCATACCCGATTTGATACCCGCTTTTGATTTTCTGTCATGAAACTGGGCGCGTTTTGATCCAGTTTTCCACTTCGTCGGAACGCCATCTTGAGGCCATCCCAATCTTGTACGGGCGCGGAAATTCGTCAGCCTTAATCATTGCATATATCTTTGTCTTACCGCAACCTGTTTGCGCGATTACTTCTTTCATTTTGAGTAATTTCATTTTCTTCCTGCCTATCTTTTAAAAAAACGCTTAAAAAAAGAAACCCCATACAACACGGGCACCTTTGCCACAATTTCGCCCTCATAAACCGCCGCAGCCTGCGCCCGAATCTTCCGCTTCGCCTCTTCGACGCTGTCGGCAAATACAGATGCCGCCCAATCTTTGCCGCCGAACTTATATTTAAATGTAAATTCTCGCTGCTTTGAATTTTTACTCATTTTCTGCCTGCCTTTCTAATCTTCATCAGGCGGTATTTCCGCCGCCTGTCGGATTGGTAGTTATTCAGCCGTCTGCGTATTATCGCCCCAAGATATTGTCATTCCGTAGTCTGAAAACTGCGAGCCGTCGTACTGGAAATATTTTACTGTGAATCCGTTATTACGTAATTCTTTCAGAACTTCTTTAGCTGCTAAGTCCTCCAGTTTACGCTCATCATATAACCAGTAGGAATATGGTTCTGCGCGAATGTTAACGGAACTCTCACCCTTTTTCGCCGCCTCTCTTATCCTGAGGTCAAAGAAGTCTCTGTATTCTTTGATGCGTCCCAAAGGGTTTAGATTTATTGCTTCTTTTGCTGTAATCATGTCATGATCCTTGATAGTCCTAAATAATTTCCGCTTGTACCAAGTCTTTGCGGAATTGGTTGTAATTAATCAGGCTGATTCCTGTGTTTTGCTCAAACGGAATCAGAATTTTTTGCGCACCTATTTAATCGTAATAGTTCCGCTTGTGAGTAAATACGTCCACATCAGTAAATTACCGAAGCCAAAGGCGAAAATCATAAATACTGATGGATATAAGCACTTTGCCGCTTCTGAGAATTTTTGCTTTTTAATCCGAACTTTATAAACAAGTAATGCGTAATTTATTAAAATTGCGCCCCATAATAACGTTACTGATACTTGAAAAGGTGTTATTGCTGTCATTTCCGTTTCCTTTCGTGAAGCCGTCCTCTCAACGGCTCGGACGTTTTAGGCCGTCTTCCTGTGGTTATTATCGTTTGCTGTCGATGTATGCCATAGCAACATCTATTGCCTCTCGGATGTTGTTACTTGTAGCCGCCAATACCTCGAAATGGTCTTCTTGCTTCTGAATAACTGCATTGGGTGTAGGGTGTATATCGCCATCTTCATCACAAAGGTTTTCAGTCAATGCACAATCATTTTTAACTAACCAATCAAGGCGCACGGTGTCAGGGTGAGGGACGATTCCCAGCGTCTCGGGTTGTGCCACAGCAACTAATTCATTAGCTTTTACAAATTCAGGATTGTGGAATCCTTCAAAATGAACCTTTGCTTCATTGTGCTCTGTGTTCATTCCAACAATTACCCCGATTTCAGGGTAAAAATCTTTGTTTTCATGTTGAACCAAATCGCCGAATTTAAATTTATGAGTCATTTTTTTACTCCTTAAAATGGGATGTCGTCGTCAATATCTTCTTGTGCCTGTGCCTGCGTCTGTGCTTGCTGTGGTTTCTGCGCTGGTGTTTGGGCATTGCCGCCCAACATTTTCAATTCATTGGCGATGATGTCGTAAGCCGTGCGCTCCACGCCGTTCTTGTCGGTGTACTTACGGGATTTGATTTTGCCCTCGATGTACACTTGACTGCCCTGTTCCAGATACTGCCCGGCAATCTCTGCCAGCTTTCGGTACATGGTCACGTTATGCCATTCTGTGGCCTCTTGGCGTTGTCCGTTTTTGTCGGTGTACTTCTCGCTTGTAGCTACGGAAAAGTTACAGACGGCCTCGCCGTTCGCCATGAAGCGCGTTTCAGGGTCGCGACCTAAGCGACCAATCAGGATTACTTTATTCAGCATGGTTTACCTTTCTCAAATTCCTGTTTCAATTTATCGGCATACTCAAAGCACGCCTCTGCTTTTCGCTTTATTTGGTTGATTGCGTTTTCGTCACGGTACACTGTGATTGTTGTCAGTCGTTTTTCAAACGGCAGACGCTCAACCGCCTCAACTAAATTGCCCACATCGTCATAAGGCTTTAAAAGCTCTTCGGGCGTTGGGAAAATCCAAAAATCAATGTCAGCCTTTTCACAATCGAAAAGCCACATATAGCCTTGCATTTGCCACCCATAGCCCGCCTTTTCTGCTTTAGCTTCGGCCTCTTCTTGAAAGAATGGATGTGTGCCGATGTCCCATGAGCATTTTGTATCAATGATTGTTTTACGCTTCGGATCGTAAATATCACATTCGCCTGTAATCCAATCATTGACGCGCCGTTCGGTGTTTTTCTTGTACATCAAGCCGCGAATCAGGCCGCTGCAACGGATTGCTTCATCTTCAAGCAATAAGCCTTTTTCGGTTTCCTTGCTCCCTGTGAAGCTCTCGAAGCCTGAATATTCGTTCTTCAGGCGGTCGATAACGTAAGACTTGGCTGTCTGTGTTAATCCGTTGGCTTCTTTTTCGGCTTTGCTTTTTGGTTCGCCGATAATCTTGTGAATTGATGAACATCTGATTTTCATAATTTATCCAATTCCGCTTTCTGTTCTTCTGATAAGTCGTAACCGTCTAAGACCGTCTGAATATCAATATCGCCGGTGCTGATGTTTTCTTTGAGTTGCTCAAACATTTCATCGGAAACCGCCAGTTTTGGCGTTTCTGCCGGCAGTGGTTGGTTATCGATATATTCAAACTCTTCGGCCTCCACATCTTTTACGATTGCCTGGTCGGCTAAAACCGCCTTTTGCATTTCGATTGACAGCGGGGCTTGTTGTGAAAGCAATAGCTTGATAACTGTTTTCTTCGCCATTGCCTCGAAGTTGTCAGCCCATACGCCAAATCCGCGCTTGTATGTTTGGCTGTATCGCTTGGCGTGTGCTTCCAGTTCTTCCATCGTCATTGTCAGATTCGCTTCATAGCCGTTCAAAAGCTGGAAATAGGCGATATAACCGATGATTTGTCCGCTTGGTTTGCGCGGGATAAGTGAGGTCAAGCGTTGGTAAACATCTTCTTCTGTGTCTGTGTCGTAAACGGGGCAGGCGTTGATTCGCTTAAACTGTCCGCTTCGTTGTGCAAGTTGGATGAAGCCTTTATAACCAAGCTGAAACTGCGCTTCTGTAACGTTCCCTTTTCGGTTTTGAAAAGGGACGATATACGCAAAGCCTAAGCTGTTGTTGATTGGAAGATTCAGCGTTGCGGCCATGCAAGCTGCGTTAAACACTGATTTTGGCGTTGCGTTTTGTAACAGGCTGTTTGAGTTGACAATCTGCATGGCTGAAGTTGCGAAACTTGCAAAGTTTTTGCCAATCAGTTCTTGCATTTTCCGTTTGGCCGCGTCGCTATCGAAAAATTGTTTAATCGCCATTGCGTTTGTTTTTGTCGGGTGTGTCATTTTTAATTTCCTAAGAGTTTGTTGAAATACTTTTCAGCGGCCACTTTTGTCTTAAATGTCTTTTCGTTGACTTTTTTGCGCCCCGCGTTCTTTTTGAGAATCAGCGCGTGAGTGTTTCGGGCGAATGTCTCAACGTCTTGCCAAACGTGCCAAACGCCGTTTTCGTTTCTCATTCGTGCGCCGCAATGTTTGCTGATATGGCTATGGCCTTTGGGTTTAGCTACATAACAGGTTGTCAAAATGTGTTGGCGCATGGCTGAATCTCCGCGTCTCCCATGACTTTCATTTCATCAGTCATGGTTTCGTATGTCTGTTCAATTTGAGCCTCTTGGCTGATTGTTTCAGGCTCGATAGCTTTTTCTGTTTTGCCGGAAAAGCTACAGGCCGCGATTGTGATGGCTGTTACAGCTAAAACACTGCGAATTGCGTATTTCATTTTTTTACCTACTGCGAAAGTTGATTGATGTCGAAGATTCCGTATTGCGCTGCAGTCAATACCGCGCGGCTGTGGTCGGTTTTGCGCTCAAGCCTTGAAACCATCTCATTGAAGTGTCGTAAGAGAATCAGCCGGGCATTGCCTAACATAATGTCAGGGTGCTTCGCTCCGGCGTTACACGGCATGGCCTTGATTTTTGAGTTAAAGGGCAGGGCGATGACCTTTTGCATAAATTCGCGCCTTGCCTGCTTTGCTTCGTCTGTTAGGTATTGGGTCAATGCTTTCATGCCGCTTCCTCCCATTGGTTTGCCAGTTCGTCGATTTTGCTTACTCGCAAATCAGCGTGATTTGATTTAGTTGCCCAAATCAGCGCGTCTTTAATTTCTTCGTTTTCGTACTTATTGCTACTCAATTCGAGAAATTCCGCACCGTCTAACAAGCAAGTTCGCCATTCGCCATCATTCTGCGAGTATTCCAATTCATCACATTCGATAGCGCATTTGCGAAACTCGTAGGCTTCCTTGATGACGTGTTGCATGATTTGCGCGTGGAATAATTTGAAATTCTTCCTGTTGTCATCTTCTTGGCGTTCTTCAATCGCAATTTCTGCGTCTCGTAATTCTTCGCGCCTGTACATCTCGTCCATTCCCCAATCTGGGCGGCTTGTTTCGTAATAAGTCATTTCCTTTTCCTTTTGTTGCGGTATCGGTAGAGGAAGGGGCTTGATGTTTCTCCGTGCCGTTGCCCTTGCTTGCCTGTGGTGTTGCTAGGCAGTAAGCCTTGTGCCCTCGTTTTGGCATTGCTCACCCTATCTACCGATAATTTGACCTTGCTTATTTAAAAAGCCGTTTCCAGCCGCTTAAATAAGCCCCCTGTAACAGGGGCTGTATCTCGCTAGGCTGTTATCTTTTAGGCCGCCTTTCGCCTGTAACCGTTTGTTCGATTTCCCCCATGCTTTACCATGTCTTGCTATCGGCTATTGCCTACCTGAAGGGCGGTTACTACGCTTTCAATTTGTTAAAGAACTGTGTTTTGCTTCGATGTGTGTATTTAAACACAGCGTTTAAACAAAAGCAAGCATTATTTTAAATATGGTGTTTAATATTTTTAAACACTATGATTTTAAAGAGAATTTATTTTGCTATCTGAAAAACACTTCGGCGAACGCCCGCGAATTAGGAAGAACGGAAAAAAGAAAACCGCCCAGATAGGCGGTAAATGTGAAGCAAATAACGGTATAACCCCTATCGAAAAGGGGGAAACCCCTACCTAAAGGCAAAAGAAAAGCCCGCGCATGGCGGGCTTGGTAGTCGATTATGAATAATCTAACCATTTGACAAAATAAAACGGAGGAGGACTGTATTATAACTGAATATTTGGATAAATGTCATAAGCCCAAAGTGAAAAAATCTCACTTTGAAAATTAGGTAAAAAGAAATCCCCTAGCCTTGTTATTCCGACCAATTAGGTCGGCAAAGCTAGGGGAGTTATTGTGCAATCTGCTTTCTACTTGGTCATTATACCCTGATTACTTGTCTTTGTTTAGGTTTTTATCGTGTTTTTCAAGGGCGCGTTTTGTCTGCTTGATTCCGGTTCTAACCTTGTTA